CTAAGTTTATCTACTTAGACAGAAGCAGGTGCACCAATAACACCAAGGTCAACGACCTGGATGCGACCGTAATACTCTGGACGAACCATCTGATGAGCGTAACGGGTCATCGCGCCCTTGCGAGGCGTGAAGTCGTTGGGCTCAAAAATGGTAGGTGTGAATACCAGTGGTACATATGGTGCGTATACATAACCTGCATCCAAGAAGCCAGGGCCTTTATAACCAACAAGAATCTTGTCTACGGGGAAGTAAGGATCTTTATAGACGGTGAAACGGTTGGTAAGACTACCAATCTTTTCTACGCCTAGTGAATACTGAACCTCTGTGGGATCGAAAGTAGCGTTGGGCTTGAAGTAAGCGATAGCCTCAATAATGGTAGCAACATCGGGGGATGTTACGAGCCAGTTAGCACCGCTACGCAAGTTACGCTTGTGGATCTCATTAGAGACAGTGATAATGGTTTCAGCTAAAGTCTGATACCAGTCTTGCTGTGTACCTGTGAAGCCTTTGTTGACAGAATAACCACCAGGATCGCTAACAGTAGCAATTGCGTCGCCATTAGCACCAGCCGTTACGTAACGACCAATACTACGTGACCATGCAGCCTTAACGGTTGCACCGGATAGTAGTGAACTAAGGATTTCACGATCAACCTCAGTAGCAATAATGTCGGACAAGATTGTGGTCAACTCAACCTCTGCGTCGATAGCATGGTAAGCGTTGATATCCTGTGCCAACTCAGGTGTCCAAGTAGCCTTCAACTTACGAGTGACGGCCTGTACAGGAACACTAGATACTGCGATGTTGATTTCGGGAATAGCTGATGTTGACTCAAAATCACCAAGTAGATTGTCGCCACTACCAGCATTGCTTGCGCCAGTCATGTTAGTCATTGCGGGACCAACGAGAACTGCAGAGGTCAATGAGGCATCACTAGCACCCCATTTAAATTCGGGGCCCTCAGAACCACAAACATTCATAAAGACCTGTGCGTTAGTACCAGTTACGGTAGTAAGAGTTTGATCCATGCGACCAAACCACTGTGTAGCGGTCAAGCTAGGAACAGCACGAAGGCCACGGAAAGTTTCAACATTAACTGCTGCGTCAGCTGCACGAGCCTCACCAGAGGTCGCGACACGGAACTCAATGGGAACACCCATATCCGTAGCTGCGGAACTAGACAACGGGAAGTTATAACCCGAAACAGTAACACCACCCAAAAGATCAGATGTGGTAGTTACACCCGAATAGCTAGGAGCGGCGGTCGAAAGAATAAACGATCTACGTGAATAACCTGCAGTTGCAAAGTTATACATACCACCCGAAGCTGATTGAGCGCCAACACCATCCAACAATGGATTGTTGTTAGGCTGGCCACGATCAAGATTGCCATAAACACTACCACCATCAGTAGCACCACCATGATTCCTATCGAACTTGAAGTCGAGGAAAAACAAGAGGCCACTGGGTAGTGACATAGGCTGAACAGCGACTAGCTCGGAAGCCAACAACTGCCCGAATACTCTGCGAACGAGGGGAAACGCAATCTTATTATAACCCGCAACTGCTGCGGTCTGGCTTTCCTCATTCAACATCTGATTGCGGAGTTCAAGTGCCTGATTCTCAAGAAGCTGAGCGACAACCTGTGACTTGTCTTCGCTTAGGTTCTTCAGTAGGCCAGTTCGATCCCACTTATCCATGATACCGCCGAGTCTAGCATTCTGATTAACAGGGCTATACTCCTTGGTCATTTCCATAATTACATTGGACATATTCTATATCTCCCTAATAGATATTTTACTTTAAACCTGCAAGCTCAGCCATACGATCAAATTGGCTGTTACTCTCGGTCTTTTTTGTTTCTTCACTAATGACACTCTGAACATTTGGACGATCAACACGAACCTTCTTAGCAGATCTGTCATTGGCTGTATAAGCCTCAACCAGAACACTAAAAGTCCTCTTAACTTCATTGACATTCTTGCAGCTGTCGAAATGATCAACAACATGCTCTTTCTCTTCCTTGGTCAACGTAACTGTCTTCATAACATCACCAGCTGCGGCCAAGCGAGCATTGAAAAGATTGACCTCATCAATTCTCTTCTTCAAGAAAGTAAGAGCCTTTTCGTATCTTGCGTTCTCTTTCTTCAAAGACTTGTTTTCTCGTATAGCGGCTTCGTAATCTCTCTTACTACGAGACTCGTCACCTTTGTTACCACCATATTCACCCTCATCCATATCATCATCATCTTCCTCGTCATCATCCTCTTCATCATCATCATCACCTTTATCAACGTCAATGTCAACGTCAATATCCTCATCATCGTCATCATCTTCATCTTCGATAATTTCGATAACTTCTTCGATATCCAACTCCTCCATATCCAACTCATCCATATCATCGCCTGCATCATCATCTACATCATATGCGTCATCAGCGATTTCCTCCTCGTCCTCATCCTCTTCAAAATCGCGGCGGCTACGGGACTCATCGCCCTTGTTGCCACCATACTTCTGTCTTTCGTCAATACCAGCCTCATCCATTGCCTCTTCTGCTACCTGCTCATCTTCTACAGGTGCAGCTTCCTCAACAGACTCAACCTCAGCATCTTCGATCTTTTCATCAATAGCCTCAGTTACAGCAGCCTTCAAGTTGGTGCTCATAGCTTCAACCAAAACACTCTTGGCGTTCTCATAAGCAGCCTCCTTCATGGCCTCTGCCTGCTGAACGGCTTCTGATACAATATCTCTTGCCATGTTAAAGTCTCCATTCAACACTTAAATTATATACATACACGCATAAAGATATACGCGTCTATAGATAAATATGAATAAAAATATTCAAAATCAACCTAACTCTTCTCCAGAGATAGATTTTCTACGTCTTTTCTTAAGCTTTCTTTCTTCGGAAGGGGAAATAAAGTATTCGCGGCGTCGCAACTCTTTATAAAAACCATCCTTCTTTAATTTTCTTTTTAAGTCTCTCAGTGCTCTTTCTAATGATGTGCCATCTTTTCCATCTCTTAATGTCACGCTAACTTTCCTCTTATTATTCAACTGCTTTATTTGATTCATTGTACCCCTTTTCTATTTCTTAGGAACCTTTTTCATTGTCTTACTACCTTTGTCGGGACCACTAGAGGGTTTTCCATATTTATCATATTGTGCCCACGCCATGGCCCACGGATTAGTTTTCTTTCTTTTACCTGTCTTCTTATCAACATAAGTCTTTGGTATCTTTCCTTTCGCAATATCTTTTTTGATACCTTTAGCTTGATGACGCCGAGCAGGTGGTGAAACCTCATTGACATCAAAGTCTACGTTCTTTTTCTTTAGCTCTTTACCAAAAATTAGTTTAAACAATTTGTCCTTAATAGATCTATGTAGAGTTAGATCATCTTGTTGTATTCTTTTATCTAGTGATTGAGTGGAGTTATCATCAGTAGAATATCCAATACCAATTCTTCTGCCGTCTTCATTATCTACGGTCAAAAATACGTCAGGCCCCCATTTGATGGCTGATAGTTTCATAGCAGTAGCAACTTCACTTGGGGCCAAGTTATAAATACGTTGTAGCACATACATGTTGGCCACATTGTTTTGGCCCAGCTTAGGTTCCGCACCTTCTTTTTTTGGCTTGAGTGCTACAAGAGTATATTCTTTCTTAGGTAATAACCTAAAAGGTCGGCCATAATAGTTAACTCCAACCGGCCCTCTTACACTACCGCGGGAAGTTCTCTTTGGTCTAGGTCTAGGAGCTTCAACAAGTTCACTTTCTAGTTTTTTTTTACCTTCTCTATGCTGCTTTTCGTAATCACTATATAGTGGCAAGTCTTCACTCTTTACTTTTTTCTTCTTTTTACTTACAACCCTATCTTCAGCTTTATGCGACTTCTGATGATCACTATATAAAGGTAGCTCTTCATTAGTGTCTCTGCTTTTTTGTTCACGATCTTGTGCAGCCGCCTTACTATCCTTATCACGGGCTCGTTCTTTTTCATCTCGCATCTTTTCTCTCATGCGATCATGCTTGCCCCTAAGGCCATCGGTGAACTCACCTTCTACAGGCGTGATCACACTCGGTTCCCCGCCAAGTCTAGGAGGATCGTCCCATCCACCTTCATCTTTATGGGTGCCCTTTTTCTCGCCCTTATCTTTTTCTTCTTTGGAATGCCATACTCTATCGACAAAGTTATAGAAGCCCTTTTTCTCTTCGGGTGTATCTAAATCACTTAGAGATCGTAATCCATATTTTTTCATAGCTGCTCTAAATGCTTTTTCATACGCACCACTGGCTTCAAAAACAATGTCACTAGCGTTAACTTCAAAAACACCCTTCTTATTAGGAAACTGTATTTGAAGAGGATCTGTTTCAACAAGATAGGCTACTCTCTTTGGCCCTGCCGCAGCTTGTAAGGCAGACGGGGCCATTTCAGTAATCAAGACCTCTGGATAATCCCTACCTTTTGTTGTTGTGGCAGGAATCTTTTTGTCTTCTTGTAATGATTCTAACAAATGTTTTTTAATGTCATCAAACATTAAGCAATCCCCAGCTTTTCTAATCTATCATTAAAGTCAATATTCTCAGGTAACACTACGTCACCTTTCTGCAACTGTTTAGAGTCAACCATAGGTTGTGCTAGTTGCTCTTGCATCATTAAATCTTTTTCTTCCTGTGGATCTTCTGCATTGATCACCATATCAAGTAGTGGGTCATCTGTTTGGCCACTTCTTTCTACTATTTGACGTGCTCTTTCTCTAGCTCGGCCTGATCTCTGAGCAATACTTTCTTTAGCAGTAGCTGTAGAAGATCTTACAGACGTAGATTGCTCGGCGATTTGTTGAGAACCTTGAGCCTTAATAACTTCCAACATTACATCCTTCATTCCTCTATCAATCTCTTCCCTAATCATTTTCCTAACTCT